TCATTCATAATAAAATTCACCAGTTTTTAAAGCTGATGGTGGGTTGTCTTTATGCCACACGTTTACCACCACAACTCTTCGCACACCTTTAATCGGTGGAGTAGTATTGTGTATCACGTGTCCAGCGTCAAATATTATTAACCTATTTGGTGTGCAAGATATTCTTTCCCTTAATTCTATTGGGACTATCAAAGGATTTACATTTTCTTTTTCCAAAGCATCGGCTGTATCTTCCGATATAGCTGTAGGATGCATCTCTAGAAATCCACCAACTACATCGTTAGTGTGCGGATAGTATACGCAGCCTATTCTTGGACCTCTAAATATTTTTTTATCTGCGTAAAGGAATGTGTCTTCGTCTACGTGGACATCAAGAAATTGACCGGGCTTGAAAGTTCTAGTCCAATATTCAAAGCCACAAACATCTTCTATTGGAAATGGAAGATTGTTTTCCCATATTTTTTTAATCAATCTTTTTCTTGGGGTATTAACTTCAGACTTCAACCAACCATCCCAAAACATATATGGGGCAAAGCAATCACATTGTTCATCATGGTAGCCATTTAGAACTGTAGCTATTTTTTCTTCATCACCCATTGATTCTGGAAAGAAGTTTGGGGTCAGTTCTATTTCTTCTAATAAATTTTTATCTTTTATAAAATCATCTATGATAATCATTTTTATAAACTAACTGCGTAAGTAACAGCTGCTCCTGTAGGGTTGTGGTAAACACATGAATTTTTTATATTAATTAAATTTCTATGGACCTCATAAAAATCAGTATATATTGACTCATCTTTATAAAGCTGGTCCGTACCAGTATACAATATCATCATTGTTCCATTTTTGTTTAATAAATTAAAAAAATCTACAACTGAACCTGGATCATGAATAACATCGTGGATACTCATACATATGAAGTCATAGTAACCACCATCCCCAGATTGTATATCCTGCATTGTAACCGTGTCATAAGACCATGGTTCGTCACCTATATAGTGCTCAAACAAATGTAACTGATAATTATTCAATAAAAAAAGCTTTGATTTCTTTTCCATTAATCTAGCTAAGCCGGTGTTAAAGGCGGGAAGTGTCATTAGTGAAGTTTTTGGATTGGCTGTCAAAAATCCAAATTCATGGGTGTTGGCCGCATAGAAGTAAGCCGGATTAACGTTCCAAAAATGGCTTTCCTTACTAAAAACATCAAAATACCAAATCATAAAATCCATACCAGCAGCTATTTTTCTTTTATCTATAGAAAAAGATTCTAGATATTCATTTATAATTTTACTTTTTGATATAGATTCTTCAACTGATTCGATGTCATTATATTTTATTAGCTTAACTAAATTGTTAAAATAATTTACCTCATACTGCATTTCTAATCGCTCCAATCGCCAACTGTCGCATATACCAAATTCTTCTAATGTTTGCAATTAGAGATATTCTTTGATTTTTTAAGAATAAATAAAGAGGATCATTTGAAAGATCCATCGAACCTGATTCAACTTCATTTATAGGAGCTATGGATATATTTCTTGCAGAATTTATTATTTCGTCTATTGAGTAGTCTTCAACATTTTTAGGATTTAAACCAACTATATATAAATACAAAAATAATTGCTCATTAATATACTCTAGATCTTTTTTTGCATCGTAGGTTTTCATATTAAATCATCTATCGATGGGGATAAAGGCAAAATTATATACTTATTAATTTCTGTAAATGCTTCAGTCAAAACATACTCTCTTGTTGTCCCGCCGTTTGGCATAACGATGTTTTGATCTTCTTCAGAATAAACTGGAATAGCTTCATCCATAGTTTCAGTGAATTCATGTATTAACTCTTCGCTAATTTCTTTAGGATTCATCTTTAATCCCCTTTAATGCTTTTTGTTGGTTCAACAAAGACTCTTTGCCATCTTTTATTAAAGAATCAACATTTGAATTTTCTATTAGTTCAGATAAATGCTTAATAGAGTTATCTAGATAAATTATTGCTTTATCTTTTGCATTCATTAGCTTGGTTCATCTAGTTTTGGTAGACCAGTGAAACTTGGCCCGATTCTATTACCGTCTGCGTCAAGACCAGTCCTTATTCCCTTTGTCCATGTCCAAGGATTTTCTTGATTGTTTTTCATTTTCATATCACCATATTTTTGTCTAGAATTCATTAGTTCTGGTTTGTCCCACAAATTTTCTACTTTAAATTCCACATTATTTGTGACTGTACTATCAAAAATATTAAAAAACATAAATGGCATCCCCGCCTCAAAGACAACTGGTTCGCCTATCTTATTTATCATCCAATTCATTTGGAACTCATCCGGCCACCAACTACTTGGAATTATTGCTGACAAAGGAGAGGCTCCGTCCACCATATAATTAGGGGAACCGCCTATCGATGTTTCATAGCCATCTTCTGTGCCAAATGCCCACCCGGTAGAAAAAGAAACCATTCCGATAATTCCACCATAAGCTATTTGTCTACCCTTGTATTCTGCCCCTTCAAGGATCTTTGGAACTGTATTTCCACCATCCCATTGAGCGACAACATCTTGTGGCAAGATTAATTCCCAGCCATAGACGTTTGCGTAGGTCATAGGCAGGCACTGATATGCGTGCTTGTTATATGTGTTGTCCATCCACTCACGCTTTATTCGTGACTGGCGTATTTCTGGAGCGTCTTGGGTTGTCTTAGTTAAAGTAACTTTAGTCATTCAACTATTATATCTGATTCTCCAAGAAAATGCTCTATAGTTTCGGTAATACTTTTTAAGGCTGTTTCCGAATTGATTGTTCTATTTCCAGAGTTATACGCAAGATCTAGTAGATCAGAATTGCAATACCTAACTACTTTTTTGCCGTCTTTGCTAATAATAAACTTTTCAAAATTACCCTGTATAGGATCTTTATTATCCTGAACTTTTTGATAGAAAGGATGCACTGGCAAACCTGTTTCCGAATCCTCTACAATCGCTGCCATCTTGGCAAAGGGTAAATCCGTTTTATACAAGTCCTTCATATGACTGCGCATCAACTCTGGGCTCGCGTTTGAATTTTTAAATTCTCCGTATGCATGGTCACAAAAATCTGTACTTGGGACAGCTACTACCTCAAAACCTAAATCTTTATATTTATCATATAGATTTTGTATCGTTACATACTGCGGCGAATTAGCACATTCTCCGGTAACATTAACAAGCATTGTAACTTTGCCTTTATTCTTTTCAAAGATATTATCTTCTCCATCTAAAGACTCTAGCTTTAAATCGTAAATTGATTCGTCATAGTATTCGACCATTGGTATTTCCAACGGGTTTATTTGCTGATCATCCATAAATCTCTCCTATTGTGGCATTGGATAAGTTAGTGGCACATTATCCGCTTTAGATATCCCAACATTTTCTGTTATTTTATTTCCATCACCACCATAGCCAATGCCATGCTTGTGATTATTGTCATTATAATCAAACATAGTAACAGCAGAATATTTAACACCGCTCTTTACCTTTAAGGAAGAGTGTGCATATATGTATGTCGAAGGGAATAGTATAATATCCCCAGCTTGTGGTTTAAAGTTTATATTCAAATAAGGGAACCATAATTCTCCGCCCTCATAATCATCATTCAAATACATAACTGAAGACAATGTACACGTATATGAGAACCCGTGGTCAGCGTGCACAGCAAAGTGTTGGCCTGGATTATATCTAATAAAATTTATGGCTTCCATATAATCCATCTTAAAATTATACAAAGATTCGTAATGGGTCAAACACTTTTTTAAGTTTACTTCTACATCTTCATAGCACTTTTTTACTTCTTCAAATTCAGGAGTTAAATACTGCCAATGGCTTGGGCTCATTTTAAGATCAACACAATCTCTATAATCTGGCATCTTTACGTTATAGCCAACCATTGCTTCCGACCACTTGAATAGTTCATGTGTACTATCGCCTATTGCTGCTTCTAATCTTTCTGGAATATTTAGTTCTCTTGGTATGGCGTTTCTATACAAATAAATGCCAAACTTAGCGTTGTCCTTACTGTCTGCACATGCACCGACGTGAAAAAATTCCATTTAAATCTCCAATCATTAAGCGATAATGATATACTATATCACATAAACTTTTAGCTTGCAAAGGACAACCAATGGAAGAATCTTTAGTAAGACCAGGACATTTTGGTGATTCGAAAGACAATATAAAAATTATAAAAAACTTTGTAGACTTAGAAGATCTTAAAACTATACAAGGTTTTTTGCCAACTATAACTGAATGGATGGATGCTGGGGAAAATCAATATTCAGAAGATGGCACATGCACGTATGATGCTTCATATTGGTCAAACAGACAGTGCAGTGGTGAAATTTTATCTAGAATAAATTTGGATATTTATAATATTGTTGACAAATATATATTAAAAATGAAATATTTCTTAGAAGATTCTTTTAATGTTAAGGTATCAGCTAGACCACCGGTTATTATAAGATGGTTTCCTGGGATAGAACAACGCCCACATGCTGATAAACAGTTAAATGATGGATCACCAAATCCGTTCCCCACGTATGATTTAAATTCGCTTATATATTATAATGACGATTTTGAGGGCGGCGAATTGTACTACCCTCAACATGACATTGAAGTGAAGCCAGAACCTGGTCTTGCGGTTGCTCACCCTGGTGACATTAATTATTTACATGGTGTTAAAGTAATTAAGTCTGGAGAAAGATTTACTACGCCGTCTTTTTATACCATTACAAAACTATAATATCACTTATAATAAGTGAATATAAAACCCGCCTTTTATAAGGCGGGTTTTTTTATTCACCTACTTAAATGATGGCGGGAAGAACGGTGGGAAGAACGGTGGGAAGAATGGTGGGAAGAACGGTGGGAAGAACGGTGGGAAGAATGGTGGGAAGAATGGTGGGAAGAACGGTGGGAAATAAGGTGGGAAATAAGGTGGGAAATAAGGTGGGAAATAAGGTGGGAAGTACGGTGGGAAAAATGGAGGAAAGAATGGAGGGAAATACGGCGGGAAGAACGGTGGAAAGAACGGTGGGAAATAAGGTGGGAAGAATGGGGCGTGTCTTTCATAGGAAATACTTGTACCCAACGGTGTAACAGCAGTATCTGTTAACGCTGTCTTAACTTGATTCAGAATAGCAGCATTATCGGTAGCCGTATCGATTGGCGTGCCAACTGTAAAGCCGGCAGCAGTTATCGTTGCGTTAGCAGTAGAGTCAGCTGCTCCGCGCTGCTACTGTAGGCTTAGCGGCTTTTCTATTTTGCTTCTTGCCATCATCCTGTGCCATATTATGCTACCAAGTCTCCTAGAGCAACCCATGTATCGGTTGCGCGTTTAATAAGTGTAGCAGATGACCAAGTTGTGCGCAACTTAAGACCTGGGGTACCGTTGAGGGTTACTCCAGCACCAGCTGTCAGCGTGCATTGGCCAGCCCCCGTTTGGAGTACTGTCAAAGTAGTGCCTACTGGAAAGGCCACTGAAGAGTTAGGTGGAATCGTTAAAGTATTGCCAGTTGCGACACCCATTTCAATCATCTTGCCGCTATCCGCTAAAGCTAAAGTGTAGCTTGCTGCCTGAGCATTAGTGACTGTATCCGTCATAATTCTCTGATAGTTTGTTCCATCATTGGTGAATTCCCAACAATCTGTTGTTTCATTCCAACGAAGAGCTACGTTCGTTGATGTTCCGCGCTCAACTTCAATACCAGCGTTTTGTGATGGAGTTCCTGCTTCATTATTATTTAATATAATAATGTTATCATCGATTGTTAAAGTCTCTGTATTAATGCTTGTGGTAGTTCCTGAAACTGTTAAATTTCCTGAAACAGTCAAGTTACCAGCTACTGTTGGGTCTGATGTATTTACCCAAGCAGAACCATTGTAAGCAAGAACTTGATTAACAGCAGCAGTGGTGATTGTAACATCAGAAAGATCTGTTATACCTAATGTCTCAGTAAGGCTTGAGTTAACCCAAGCTGAACCATTATATTTAAGGAACTGACCACTAGCGACCGAAGTAATCGTTACTCCGCCAACGTCATCGATGTCGTTAATTGTCGGGATTGAACCCCACTCAAGCCCTGATGTAGCTGATGAGTTTGCTCTTAAGAAGTTTCCATTTGCCCCAACAGCTAGGCGACCAATGGTGTTATCTGCTGAAGCAACAATTAGATCACCTTTAGCGTCAACGATTGCTTGAGCTATATATGTGTTTGACGCATCAGCTTTTGCTAAATAATCAGCAGTAGCTGTACTTGTTGTCAGATAAGTGCTTGCTGCATTAGAGATTGACAAATAATTAGAAGTAGCTGTAGCTTGAGTTAAATAGGTGCTAGAGGCTGTAGCTGTTGTCAGATAAGTGTTAGCAACATAGGTATTGACTACGAGAGCTGCCGCATCGGCCGAACGATCTGCGTAGTTTGTTGTTGCTATTCTGGTGCTATTATCTGCCACATTGGCTGTTGTAGCCGTAGGGCTCCCGCTTAAAGCTGGGCTAGCAATTGGAGCATAAGTGCTTGTGGCATTAGATGTTGTCAAGTATCCTGTAAAGCTAACGCTACCAGTTTCTTTTGCGGTTACTCTACCGTAGCTATCTACGGTAACATTTTTGATGAATGTTGTTGTATCTGTTCCGCTATTAGACGTAACTGTAACTGGAGCTAAGTCAATATTGTCAGCATTTACTACTATTCTTTCACTGCCAGCAGTTACTATGTTAACTGCATTATTGGTTATTGTTAGACCATTACCAGCGGTGAATGCACCAGTGCCAGTAAATTGAGAATATACTAAATTATCTGTACCAAAAACAATGTTATCATTTGCTCCACTTGGAGTGCCGCTAAGAATAAATCCGCAGTTAATATTAAGGGATCCGCCAATAACAAAAGTAGCATCACCTTTTTGAACTTCTCCGACTGGACTGTTATCTGAATCTGATCTTCTTGTTAGAACCCAAACTGCTGAAGCTCCACCAGTAGCAGTTACTACATATATACCATTCTGTGTTGCAGTGGCTTGATTCTTAACGAGAATAGAAACCCCAACTGCTGGAGCGCCGCCATCAACAGACAATGCTCCGTTAGCTGAAGCCGTTAAAGTTGCTCCGACACCAGATGTTCCGTTATTATAGGTGCAAGTTGGTAATGCTTCTGTGGTAGCCGCGGAAACTGGATCATGCCAGTTTAGCCCAGCAAATAGTGTATCTACATAATCTCTTGTGACCAAAGAAGTCGAACTGTTGCCTGCGTTTGATGCAACAACTGAAAGAACGTTCAATGTTCCGTCTGAAGCTATGTTACCAACGACTGTACCAGCCGAGTTTTTAAATTCTGCTAATGGAGCGGTTGCCCCTGATGCTGCTTTAATTACAAAAGCCTCATCGTAAACTGTTATCTCTGGTGCGGTTTCAATTCTTAAACGGGCCATGATGCTCCTATGCGTATATTACAGAACTGAAGATATAGTAATAGGTTTAAAGTAAAATTATTGCGTTATTCTCTTTAAAAATTCTAACATTTTACCAGTATATTTAATGCGTCCAAAATGAGTCAAATTAATAGTTGGGTCAACCCAAATCTTTCCACCCATTTTTTGCCAATATCTGCAGAAACCATAATCTTCAGACAAAAATCTTCCGTCATCATCTACGTAAGAATTAAATAAAGCGTAGGCGTTTTCTATTTCTTCACCGTGCAAAGCACCTGTGTCATCTTTATATTTTAATTTTTTGTATTTCTTAAACATCTTGTCAAATACTTGACGCTTGATAAGCATAAAACCTGTTCCAGCTTCGTAGCATTCAACTGCCCCATTATCAATATTTAATTGAGTCTCGCCTGGCTTAGTCATATGTACTACATATCTTGTGGCATACTCCATCAAGTCTTGGGCTGGCAGGTCAGCTTGTGCGCCTTCTTTTACTTTATCCCAATTAATTTCTTTAATTGGATACGAAGCGGTCATAACATCTTTGTCATGCCAAAGTAGCTTGAGAATTGATTCTTTATCAAACTGTAAATCTACGTCAATAAATATCATATGAGTATAGGCTGGATTGCCCATAAACTTGGCAACAAGGTTATTTCTTGCGCGGTTAATCAAAGAATCGGATATAGTGCATACCGAATAATTTAAACCTATCTCCTTATAATAAAGGAGGGCCTGTAAAAGGCTCATTGCAAAAGGTTCTGTCACATGTGAGTCATAACATGGGAGAGCAAAAAATACATTCCATTCTTGAAGCTTTTCTTTAGGAATTGTTATGTTGATTGGTTGTTCTTCTACAGGCATAAAAACAATTATAGCATATGTTTTCTAAAAGGTCATACGGAGATTAACTATTAAGAAACGCTTTTGCTTCCGATACAGAGTTTGAAAAGGTTGACTTTTGCCCGCCAGTTAAAGAACTATCTAATTTTACTAACATCAATTCTAAATGCTCGTAATT